GGGTGGGGTTGACGGAGCAGGACTTCTCTGCGATCAACCAATCAAGCCTGACAAAGTTGCAAGCGGCCACCTGCGCCGAGTCAATTCTCAAGGAAAAAAATGGGCAGTAACGTCCGAATCAACAGCGTGCGCGAAATCTTACGCGCCACGCCAGACGGCTTGACAGTCGCGCAATTATCGGAAGCTACAAACGCCGATACATCCCACGTTCATCGCATCGTGCATAAGATGCCAGACGCCTACATCGACCGCTGGCTAAAGACAGGTCACCGCTGCACCGCCATCTGGTGCGTCGTTGTCCCGCCCGAGAACTGCCCAAGACCCGAAAGAAAGAAATGATCGACTACGCTTACCCCTGCATGATGGCCGAGAACGCCCTCAAAGACCTACACAACGCCGCCATCGAGGGGCGCTTAGAAGAGGCCAAGGAACACGCCCTGGAGGCGGTTACGCAAGCGCGGCTGACTTATCAGGCGCTGGTTGCTATGTCAGAACGTCAAGCGCGTGGTTGATGTGCTTGATGCGGTCATCTAGACCAATCACACCGCCATTGATCTTCTTGGTCATGGCGGTGTAGTCTTTTGCGTCAGCCTCTTTGTTCAGGCTGCGCTTGTTCCAGTACCAGCCAGCCGTCATTGCAGCCCAGCGCGGAGCCAGAATCAGGTCTGGGGAGTGAATGAAGTCCTCCTGCAACGAGTCCGACGCCAGCATATAGTTATCTTTGCCGGTGAGCTGGATCAGACCTCTGCCGTGGTACAGCCAGCCATCCCCAGTTTCCTCGGTGCCGTTTCCCATCCTGCCACCATAGACGCGGTTGGCAATCTTCTCGGGGTTTCGGTGATAGGGCTGCGCGGTCTCCAACGTAGGGAAGCGGCTGGGCCAAGTCTTCATCAAGCCTTCTGCGGAGTAGTTCAGGTTCTCCTCTAGCGTCTTGAAATTCGCACTTTCATGGGCGCACTGCCCGATGAACGCAGCCTGCCGCGCTGGGGTGTTGATCTCGTAACGGTGGAAGACTTCTTCTAGCGGCTCAACCCAGTCAACGCTGATCTTGAGCTTGGTGAGGGTGTTGGCGAGGCTCATCATTTAATTGCCGGTGCTTTAGACAACATTTCCGTCTTGGCCTGGGAGCCAGCAGACGACCCAAAATAATAAGCAATGATGCCCGTCCAGGCGGTGGACAGAGAGCCAAGCATCATCAGGATCGTGGGGTTGTTGCCGTCCACCTTGCCGAACATCATCATCGCCAGGATACCGAAAAAGCCGACGGTGATAATGGCGGCGAGCGCTGGTGGCACGATAGAGCGGGTGGTGGCCTGCATCTCGCGAGCAGACTTGCGATCTTCTACTTCCAGCTTGGCGAAGTTAAGACCCAACTCTTGCGCTTGTTTTTGAAGCTCAATTTCTGCAACCTTGACCTGAGCAATTTGCTCTGCCGTCAGCTTGTTGTTGGAGATCATGTCCTGCACTTGGTCAGGTTCGACGCCGACAGCCTTGCTGATTGCTGAAACCGCCATGCCAGCCAGCGGCCCACCGAGCGCCGTGGCGATCGTGGGTGCAATTTGTTTGAGCCAATCCATTACTGTTTACTCCTTGAAAGCATGGTTGCCGCAATCTGCAAAAGCACGCGATAGGCGTCGGGGTCTGGCGGCTCCTCTTTCCAGCCCACCGTGATCTGCCCGACCAGTTTACCCGGCTCGGGCGGGACTCCTACCCGGCACCCGTAGACCATTCCCTTTTCGATATACCACAATCCAATTTCAGACTGCGCGGTTTTGTAGTGACCGCAAGGTATTTCCCCAGCCATCAGTGCCACGACATCACGGTTGTTAGATGCGTTAGAAGTAAACAACCCGACATCCAGCCCTTCGTGCGTCTTCTCGCGGCCCTGCTTGGTGTAGGCCCGGTGCAGCACGCGGGTGCCAAACATTGGGTTGACCTTAAAAATCGCCACAACCGCAGCGTCTGTGTTTTTGAACAGATGCGCTGCTACATCCTCAACCCGGTCTTCAGCAATCGCTGGCAGCTTCTGCTGCTCCTTGTACGCCCCTAACAAAAACGCCTGGTTCTGCCAAACGAAATACCCGACGAACGCAAAGACCGCCATGAGCAAGATGGCAAACAGCTTGAACGGAGAATCCACATACCCTAAGACCTTCTCAATCAGGCTGTTGTGGTTGATCTTCTCATCGCTCACGGTCAGTACGTCTGCGCCCGGTTAATTTCTTCCGGCGACAGGATATCGCCCAACAAGCCCGGTGAAGCTACTGGAGCGGCAAGAGGCGCAACGGGAATACGCATATCGCGCAAAGTCAGCCCGGCTTGATAGCCAGGGGACGCCATGCGCCGCGCGGCCAGCGCGCCAGCAGCTTCGCCCGCAGCGCCGCCCAGCAAACCACCCATAACTGAGCCAGTCAAACCAAACTGCGACCCGATCAAAGCGCCCGCGCCGCCGCCTACGCCAGAACGCGCCAAACGCGGTGTAGTGAAAAAGCCACTTGTAGCTTGCGTAGTAAACACGTCGGGGAAGTTACCGGCGATCTTGCCGAGCGCCGCGATGTCACCCGTCAGCGTATTGTCTTTGGCCGTTATGCGCCCTAACTTGCCGACATCCACCATGCCGGTGTTGAAGTCAGTCGCGCCTTCGTAGGCGTAGGTTTTGGCCATCTTCTGCCGCGCATCTCGGAAATTAGCCAACAGTTTCTTGTCGGTAATGTTGGCTTCGATCAGCGTCTCAAGTTTGGTGGCGATAGCCAATTGCGTATCCGCCAAATCAATTTGAGTCGGCGTAGCGTTGGGGTTCTTGTACGTACGTTGAGAGTCCGTACGCAAGCTCCGGATATTGTCCAGCACTTGACCGCCCGTCAAACCTTGTTGTGTCTTTTTGAGCGCATCGTCGATCAGTTTATTTGCGGCGGCGGCTGCGCGATCTTTTCCAATCAGCGCTTGGCTAGGCCGCAAAGCGTCCAATTCACCAAGAATTGCGGCATCGGCTTTCATAACCGGAAGGCTACGCACTTCCGCATAGGGCGTTGCTATTTGAGTGCGAGCTTGCGAAAATGCGTCTTTGCCGCTCAAATCGGTTGTCAAAGGAAGATCCAATTCGTTGAGCGCAATCTCTCTGACGCGGCGCTTATTAACGCCAGCCAACACTTCAGGTCCGCGCGGCCCTGCCAAAGCCGAGGTCAATTTAGGGCCAAACGTGGGTTGGATATCCGCAGGGTTGAGCGCAATTTTCAACCGCTGTGCTTCAGCAGCAGCGTCGATTTGCGGTCCGCGTGCGTAGTCCTCTGCGGATAGCCGTTCACGCCGCGCTTGCAAAGCTGGCTCGAACGGCATCCGAAGCCCAATGCCAGCTTGTTCGACAATAGGCGCTGCCGCCCGCCCAGCCGCTTGCCCAACTTTTGGAGCAGCAATAGCGGCGCTACCAAGGTAGCTTTCAACGTCTTGAACGGGTAGACCCGTCTGTTCTGAAATCCACTTAGCGCCTTTTTGTACGTTCTGGCCAATGAAGTCCATTAACTGACGGCCAGCTTCGGTTTGGTACTCAGGGGTTCCTGACACGCCAAATGCTTTGCCAAACGGCTGATCAACGCGGCTCACCAATCGTTGCGTCATGGCTTGGGCTTCTTCAGGCGTGCGGCCAACCCGCGCCAAAGGGTAGCCAATCAGTTGTGCTGCCGCCGGGAGCACTCCGCCTACCGTCACATCCGCCAACGAGGCAGCACGGCGGCCAAACGAAGCTAGCGCGCCCGGCTCATCGCGAACTCCCATATTGGGAAGATCAATGCGCGTCGGCTGACTTTGTTGCTTCTCCGCATACGCGGCTTGTGCGGCTTGCCCAAGTTGTTCATCCGTAGCGCCTTCCGGCCCTTCAATCTCAAGAATGCTACCGTCAGGAGCTTGAACTTTGTAGACTGTCATGTGAGGAGCCTTTAAGGTAAGCGACGGAATCCGGAAGGCATACCGGGTGCGGTGGGGGCAGCAGGTGCGGCAGAAGTTGGGATTTGCGCCGCCGCACCGCCGCCCGCGTACTTCTTGAGTTCAGGCGAGTCGAACAGCGATTTGCCACCGTCACCTTCAATCCACGCATCTTCGGCGCCATCGTAAGATTTATTTTGCTTGAACCAACCGGCGTAAAAGTTACGTTGCGCGATATCGCGCTTAAGTTGCGCTTTGGCGACATTTAACAAGAAACGGTTAGCTTCTTTGGTGTTGCCAAGTTGCGCGCCAGTTTGCGTGATGCGTTGCGCGTCGGCTTCCGTCTGCGGCCCCTTCTGTTCCAACTGACGTTGCAATACTGCGGCAGATGCGTTAGCCAAGAACGTCTGGGCGTCAGTAGCATATTTTTCCGCGTCTTTAACGCCAAGAGCGGCGAGTACGCGCGCGCCGGTAGCTTTAACCTCGGTTCCAAAACCAGTATCAAAACCTTTATCCAAAGTAGCGAGGTTAGATTCCAGAGCCGGAAGCGAACGCGCGGCTACCCCGGCTTGTTTCGAGATAGCGCCGTAATCTTCAACCAACATCTTACCGCGCGCGCCCGCTTCGGCTTTCTCTTGCGTCTGAGTTATGGTGGGGGCGCCTGCTTTAGCGCGGCTAAGTGCTTTTTGTTCAGCTAGTGCATTGACTTTCGCTTTTTCATCAGGCGTTAGTTGAGCGTAGGGCTTATTAAATGGCGCTGCCTGCGCGATAGCCTCCCGATCTGTACCGACAGACGGCGCCGCCGCAGGCGCTTTAGCAATCAGTTCAGAAAATTTATCCCGGAATGCGGCGTTGTAGTCAGGTGTGCCGGGTGCGCCTTGAGTAGCCGCAAATGCACGCGCATTGGTCAACGCTTCAGTCGTTGGCTCTTTCTCTTTAGGTGGGCGCAACAAATCTAGTTCTGCTTGCAGGCCGCTTCGTTCTAGGTCGGTTAAATCAGGCGTTTGGAGCGCTCTAGTTATTTCACCCGCACGCATGGCTTTTGCAACGTCGCCCGTAGGGCCGCGTTCGCGTTTAGCGGTGGCTTCAGATGCGCGCGCCGCAGCCTCGCGTTGGCGCACCAACGCGCCACTTTCTTGCGCCTGCCGAATAACCGCGTCGAGTTGTAAAAGGCCCGCTGCGTCGTTGGATTGCCTTAGCGCTTCCCGCGCACGTTGGATTGATTCAGGATCGTTGTAATCAAGCTGGCTGGCAATCTGCTGCCGCGCCGTAATCCGCGCCAGTTCAGGGTCTTCACCACCCAGCGCACGCCCGAGAGCGCCGCCGAGTTGGCCAGCCCCACGGTAGATGCCGTAGGTGGCCTGCGCCATAGGGTCAAGCTGTGCAAACTGGAGCGCTTGCCTATCCAACAGCGCCGCTTGCTGGCGCTGATAAGCCTCGGGCGTTACGCCGAAAAGTGATTGGACGATGTCGGTTGCCATGTTTTAGTCCTTAGAAACCAAGAGGAGCGCCAGTCATTGGATTGACGCCAGCACCGTATCCAGGCGTGGCGAACCCACCACCACCACCAAACATCTTACTCACCCCTTGTGCAAACATAGGATTCTGCGCGAGCCCTTGCAGCGCAGAGGCAAACGGATTGTAGGCATCTGCCGAGGCTTGCGAGCGAGCAGCGCCTGTAAGCCCTGTCAACTGTGCTTGCGCCGCAGCAGGACTCATCCCCCTCGCACCAATGTTGATGCCAACATTCAGCGGTTGCT